TCTTGTTTAGTATTCAAAGCAGCAATAGAACACTCATAGGTTTCTAACGGCTTAACAGAAGTCTGCTTAGTCTTCACGTCCACTGTCTTACCATTACACAAGATGAGGTCATAGTCGTAGGTGTTAGCGAGTACACCTCCCATGACCTGCTGAGCAATAGCTTCACCTAAGAAGCCAGCTAAGTTGCCAGCCCCACTGATGATGCTATTGCGTAGCCTGCCCATCTCTGCCGCTTTGTCTCGGGCATTAACAAGCATGTCGCCTGTGATGATAACCTCAATCATCTTTTTTACTCGGTATTAGTTCACCGATTTGATCGAACTTACCGAGATAGATTTTGAGGAAGGGCAGCAAGATGATGATGCCATCATAGGCATGCAGCGTGTCATACTTCTCACCAGTGTCAACGACGTGACAGATGTCTTCGTTGTATTCGATATCAAAGCCGATGCCTTGTCGCAGGTTGATGACCATCATAGACTTGTTCCTATTTCTGTAAATTCAAAAGTGAGTTGCCAAAGATGTGCATAGCTAGGTTGTTCACGTAGCCACTCAAAGAACTTGTCTTGTGCTTCAGAGATGGTGTTTGCTTTGACATGCAACACACCTTTGAAGACGTTGCTTTGACTGCTGTAGCTGACGGTGAAGTTTCTCATGCAGCCTTACCCCACACATCATCCCATGTACCAGTCTGAGCACCCTTGCTATAGTCTGTCACCTTCTGCTCAAAGAAGTTGGTGTGTGATGTACCAAGCATGCCATCAACCCAAGGTAGGGGGTTCTTCTTAATCTTATAGATTCCTTTCATACCCATCGAGATGAGGCGACGATCAGCAATGTAGCGAATGTATTGCTTCACTTCTTCTTTCGTGAGCTTCTCAACTTCCAGCATACCGAAAGCAAGATCAATGAACTTGTCTTCAATATCCACCATCTCTTGAGCAATCTTCTTAATCTGTTCAGGTGTCGTTTCGTCTTGGTGATGTTTAACATATTCTCTGTATACCTTTATCATTCCTTCGGCATGCATAGTTTCGTCGGTGATGGACCAGCTAATGATCTGACCCAACCCCTTCAGCTTGCCGTTACGTGCGAAGTTGAGCAACATAACAAAGCTTGAGAACAGTTGCATGCCTTCACCGAATGCGGAGATGGTGGCAATCTTCTCAGCCATTGGAGCGCCGTCAATGCGTTGCACATACTCATGCTTATCCAGCATCTCTTTGTACTGCAAGAACTCATTGTAGGTTGATTCAGGCAGACCAAGTGTCTCAATCAAATGAGCATAGGCTGCAACGTGCAACGCTTCACGAGCAGCAAAACCACTCAACATCATTTTGATTTCGTGGTTGCGAAACGCAGGGATGTAATGGTCGTGATAGCCGCTACCAATATCCAAGTCACCCTGTACAAAGAAGCGCAATATCTTCGTCAGAAACTCTTGCTCATCCTTGTTCAGCTTCTTGTAGTCTTTAACGTCCTCAGACATTGGCACTTCGCTGTGCAGCCAATGGCTCTGCTCATGCTGCAACCAAGCGTCATAAGCCCAAGGGTAGGTGAAGGGACGGAACGCTGTAGTTTCCGTATTCATTTTGTATTGTCGTGTCATGTTCATCCTTCGCAAGCTAAGCAGGTGTCACCATCTGCAATTTGTTTCAAATCAATTTCATCTTCAATGCGTTGACGCTTAATCTGAGCACCAACCTTGTCAGCCTTACGCACCTTCTCACTACGCAGATAGTACAGACTCTTGAGTCCACTCTTCCAAGCAAGGAAGTGAATGCTGTGCAGATACTTCACAGATACGTTAGCAGGGAAGAACAGGTTCACTGATTGTCCCTGATCAATGTAGCGCTGACGATCTGCCGCAAGCTCAATCAACCATCGCTGATCAATCTCCATCGCTGTCTTGTACACTTCCTTGAGTTGTTCAGGGATGTCCAAGTGCTGCACAGAACCATCGTTAGCAATGATGGATGCCCATGTGTCGTCATCATCCATACCAAGCTTGTCAAGTTCAGCTTTGAGGAAACGATTCTTGTACACGAACGCACCAGATAATGTATCCTGACGGAATACATTAGCGCGATAAGGCTCGATTGATGGGGACGTATTGCCCATAATCAGGCTGCTGCTGGCGTTAGGTGCAATAGCAGTCCAATGACTGAAGCGACGACGAATACCACTGAGATGTGCGTCAGGGCATTCACCACGTGACGTAACCAAGATTGCATCGCCAATAACGCACTGGTTGTAAATGTGTTTGAAGATTTCATTGTTGTAACTCTTAGCCAATACACCATCGATGGCTACACCTTTCTTCTGTAGGAAAGCATGGAAGCCTAACGTACCAATACCAATGCTTCTTTCCATCATGGCACTAGCACGAGCACGGGCAATAGAGTCTGGAGCATTGTCGATAAAGTATTGCAACACGTTATCCAGCATCTCCATAACATCAAGGATAAACTGCTTATTGTTTTTCCATTCGTCATAGTATTCCAAGTTCAGTGAAGACAAGCAGCACACGGCTGTACGATTTTCGTTTGTTGGCAAGAAGATTTCGGTGCAGAGATTGCTACCGTTGATCTTCAGGTTTTTGTCTTTCAACCAAGACGGCAAAGCTTTGTTAGCTGTGTCGATGTAGATGAGGTAGGGTTCACCAGTCTGCATACGCAGGTCCAATATCTTTTGCCATAAATACTTAGCTGACACTGTCTCAACAACACTACCGTTGGAAGGGTTAATGAGGTTGAAGCTGTCGTCTGCGTTGTCATCTTTCATGCATCGCTCAATGATATTCATGAACTCGTCAGTGATATTGATGCCGTGGTGTAGGTTCAATGTACGCACGTTCTGATCACCAGTGGGCTTACGCATCTCCAAGAACTGGATGATATCGGGATGGTGAATGTCGAGATAGGCAGCATAGCTACCACGGCGTGTACGTCCTTGACGGTAGGCCAATGAACTAGCATCATAGATTTTCAAGTGAGGCATAACACCAGTGGACTTGTCATCGCTGTTGCGAATACCAACGTGAACACCGACACCACCACCCATCATCGATAACCAGTTTGTCTCTGAAAGATTATCGACCAAACCTTCTGCACTATCATCCATAAAATTAAGAAAACAGCTAATAGGCAACCCGCGCTTAGAACGACCAAAAGATAGGACAGGAGTAGAATAGCTGAGCCAGTGCTTACTAGAGTATTCATACAGTCGCTGAGCATGGTCTTGATTGCTTGCAAACGATGCTGATACGAATGCGAATCTTTCTTGTGGAGATACTTCGTCATCTTTCATGTAGCTTTCTTTGAGTCGTTGCTTACCTAGTTCATCAAAAAGATTGTCTCGTGATAGGTCAATGTCAACTTTATATTTCATTATACTGCCTTGGTTTAGTGGAAAAGAAAGGAGCCGAAGCTCCTTGGGTGTGGGTGGGGGTGGAGTTATATCACTCAGCGAAGATCGCCGCTGCCCTGAATAACATCTCGTTTTTGCCTTGATGCCAGCTTCTCTAGGTTATGACTAGCCACTTGTGACAACATCCATCCGTGGTCTTTAGCAACAGCAGCAAGTTGCCACAATACATCACCAAGTTCTTTCTTGATGTGCGTGTTGTATTCTTCAACATCGCCCCCATCTCGGCGGTGCTTTGCAGCCTTACCTGCCACTTCACCAGCTTCAGCAGCTAGGTTCAGTAGGGCATATTCGCGGTCTGCTGTAGGCAAACGAAAGGTCATTGCTGACCGTTGATAACTATCAATGTTCATTTTGTTTCCTGTGTTGTTGGTGTTGCTGCTTTGCCAGCTTCGATGGCATCGGTGATGCAAGCGATAAGAGCATAGCGCAGTAGAAACTCTTTAGCTGCTTCATCCATGTAGACGTTGAAGTCGGCAGAACCGTCTTCGTTTTCTCTATAGTTTTCAAGTTCGATTTTCATCAGAACAATTCCTTTTTCAATTCTTTAATCTTCGCTGTCACGTAGTGTGACAACACCTTGAAGTCAACCTTCGGATTCTTAAACTCTTTGACAAAGTTCCAAGTCTCTTCAGTGACCAAGTCATAGTATACAGTGTGAATGAGTCGAGGGATATACTTCGATGACCATCCATCCATTTCGTTGACAATCTTTGCCTGCACCTTGTCAACCAAAGCTTGCGTCACATACTTAGCTGCAATCTTCTCTTCAACGATTTCGCAACCAATGACAGGCGCACCCATAGAGATGTGATGTTTGGCTTTGAATTCGTTGGTGACAATCTTTGCCCAAGTCTGACGACCAAACTTGTTCTTGTAGTCGTAGTTCTTGATGACAACACCTTCACCACTACCTTCACCGTCCTTCACCAAGTAGTGTGCCTTGCTCAGACACTCAGTGAAGTGGTCGATGCTACCGTTCTTGATGATGGCAATGGGGGCAATGACGTTGATGCCAGCAACAATGAGTGGTGCTGAGTATTCGTCATAGCTCAGCAGCCGTTCTTTCTTGCGATCAAACACATCGAACACATAGAACTTGCGCCACGCATCGTCGTTGTAGGTCTTCAGTGTGTGCGGCACAAGCCATTCACCGTAGAGGATGAGGTCACGATCATTGTTTAGGAAGCTAGTGACGGCCTTATCAACCACCATAGCATTCATGAAACCAGCGTTGTCATTGTCCAGAGCAAGCTCACGGTTACGACTACCTGCTTTGACACCATCGTCCCACCAGACACTACCGTTAGTACCGTCCAGCTTAGGGAAGACATAGCATGTCCCCACCTCAATGCCTTCCACTTCGGTATTACCGTAGCGTTCAAGGTGTTGATATTTTAGGAAGCTCATACTTTCTTTTTCCTTTCAAGTTTCTCTTGATCAGTTTTGATTTTATGGCAAGGCTTACATAGCACCTGAAGATTCTTTATCTCACAGAACATACGCTCAATGAAGTTGTCCCATGTGGTGAAGCCCTTCTTAGGGTCTACAACAGGATGGATGTGATCAACTTGAACGTCTGTGGCTACGAAATGTTCAGAGCATTCAGCGCACTGGTAATGCATTGCCTGCTTACCCGTCTTAGTATTCACCTTCCTACCCACGAAAGCTTCCTTCAAAGCCTTGTACTTAGGAGGCCATCGCCTTGATGCTGCACGTAAGGCAGAGGTCACGAAACTTCTGAATCGTGCCTCTGTCCATTCACCACCATTGCGTTCTTTAACGGTCACTGTGAACCGCTTCAAAAGCTATGTTGGTCATGTCGAGTTGATCTTTGGTATCAACCAATAGATTCTCAATGATGCCACATACATCAGCAACATCAAGAGCAACGAAGTAGTAATGACTGTCTTCAGGCTCTTCAACGTCAACAACAAACCCGTTCTCTGCTGTTGTAACTGTTAGCTTCATGTTAGTCCTTCCACATCCACATTCCTGAAACATACGTCTTCAATGTTCAGTCGAGACAGTGCATACGTCACATGTTCTTTCAAGTCTTCAACAAGCAAGTCTTCGTGTGTGTAGATGCTGTCAAGCTCTGAGTTGTCTACCTCGGCAACAAAGGTTAGTGTAATCTTAGCCACGGTCTTCTCCTATTTCAAAGGCCAGCAAGTATAACAAACAACAAATAGCATGAGCAAGATGACTCTTACCAGTCTCAGGGTCTAGCTTTTCACCAGCAGCATAGGCAGTGAAGTGACGAAAGCCTGCATCGATGTAACGCTGCTTAGCATTCGGCACCTTCTTCCAATTGTCTGGTGCATACTTCTTCGCGCCATAGGTCAACACATCAACAACTTCTTTCAAAGCTTTGAAGGGCAGCAAAGACCATTGAGGTTTGTCGTTGTCAAACTTGACACCAGTACCACCAATGGTTCCCAACTTGAACGCTACATCCTTCGGGTCATACTGTGGTGGTGGAATGACTCGCTCTACCATAGCTTCACCGTGGTTGTCAATGTTCTTGAACACATCGATGGCTACCCACTTGGAGTACATGTCTTTACCATTCATTGAGTTTGCAGTACAACCACCACAAGGCTCAGCATCAATAGGGTAGTCTCCGTAAAAACAATTCTCACAATTCTTATCAGTCACTGCACACCCCCAATCGTCTTCGTATACTTAGACAACACAAACTCTGCATCTTTAACATCCTCAAGTTCATTGATAGCAGACTGATTGTAGATGGCCTTCACCTTCTCAATAAAGCGATCAGCCAATGCAGGGTCTTCATCAATCAATGGAACAGTTGCGGCAATGATCATTCCAATGTGAACAAGACTAGCGAAGTCATCTTCGTCCATAGTGACAGGACCAACACCACTAATCATCACTTGGAAATTGCCGTCCCATTTCCCACCTTTTTTGTAGTGAGGACGCAGCACAACCGCTACATCATTCGGTTTCAACTTGTTTGCGTTGGTGGCTTCCATATTTGACCTTCATGTCTACGTAGAAAAAGAAGATGTGCATTCTCTATAACACGTTCTTCAACACCGTCATAGGCGTCAACACATCGCTGATC